CTTATTATAAACCGCCACCTCCACCACCACCAAAATTTAATCCATATGCTGATTTTGACACTAGTAGGGGTGTGGATAGTAGAACTCCTCAGTAAAAAAATAATTTATATAAGTAAAAAACCATGACAGATATAGGACCAAAACAAGATCAGCTAGTTTGTTTAGCTGAAGTTAGAGATAGGACTGATGCAGCAAGAACTGGGTCATTCCTAGCTAATATTTATGGATTAGATAATGAACTTTATAGGATTACTTATGTGAGTCCTTATGGGTCTAATGCTGGAGGAGCTTTCATAGCTGTCCCAGAAGTAGGAACTCAGATTTTAGTCGTAAAACCTTATAATACTAACGAATGGTTTTATTTAGGAACGACTTTTAATTTTGAACCTCTTTATAAAAATGGACAAGTTATTAGAGATTCAATTGTATCTCCAGTCGATAGATGTGATCCTACTATGTATAAATCTAGAGGATTTCCAACTCACTATGTATTTAAATCTCCTACAGGTGCTGGAATTAGCATGATTGAGGATGAGAACTCAGATTACATCAAAAAATATACAGAAGTAAAGTCTACTAATAATAAAAAGATTAGATTAGATGACACGCCTAATTTAGATTCTATAATCTTAGATTCTGGAAATGGAGCTAAGATATTATTAACTAATGCACCAGATAATCCAATCAATGGACTTCCAGCACAGTCGGTTCAAGTTCATACTACAGGTCCACAAAAATATATAAACTACGACTCACAAACTGATATTTATGTTGGTGGTGGAGGAAAAGAACTTCAGATACTTAATGCTGCAAATGGTGTTCTAAACGGTACACCTCCAACATATAAGCCTCAATTAGGAGTGCCTCCCCCTTTAAAACCAAGCGGTAATGTAAATATACAAAGCACTTATAGAGATGTTAATGTTTTTACCAAAGCTCCTAATGGTAGAATTTTTATCGAGTGTCTTAACGCTGCTGGTGTAAATCAACAGATAGTTATTGAAACTAACGGAGCTGGTGGAGGAATAACTATTAAAACAAATGGAACAGTAATGGTTGATGCTTTACAAGGCGTAGATATAAATACTGCTGGAAATATAAATATGCAGTGCGCTCAGTTTAATCTTACCTGTGCTGATATGAACGCTAAAGCTGGTGTTATTAATCTTGATGGTGGTATAGTTAATCTTGCACCCGAACCACCAATAATACCTGTGATTCCACAAGTTCCTTCAACCGCACCTATTCTTAAACATGATAGCGATTATGGAAATATTGGTATAAATACTTTTGATCTTATATAGAGGTAAATATGGCATCATTCGATCTTGAAACTTTTGCAAAAGCACAGGGACAAACTGGCACTAATTTTATAAATGCTGCTGGAATGGCGTTTGGAGTTCCAAGCTGTATGCTAGGTCTTGGAGCAGCCGCGTTATCACTTCTTCCAACTCCTGTATTAGCTCAAATAAATATTGCTGCTCAACAAGGAAAGGCTAAGGCTAACGAAGTTATTGCTGAAATTTTTAGAAAGTTAACTTTGAATACAGGAATAATTGAATTTGATACTGAGACAGGTACTTTTAAATTCAAATCAATTATATCTTGGATGAATCTAGATGCCGATGGGCTTCAGGCATTATCTGATCTAGGAGGTATTATTGGTGCTATGCAATATGCTGCTTCGTTTGGAGCACAGTTATATCAGAACTATCAAAACGTAGTTAATGAATTTAATGCCATAGCAAACTGTTTAAATACGTTTAAAACCATGAAACAGTATGAAAGGGGTAATTCAGCCTCCACTAGAACCACTCCTCTTGATGATTCTACCTTTGCTGCTACAAGGGCAGAGCTTAGATACGCTACCGACTTTGTTGTTCAATGTGATAGGCTCATTAACGATATTAGCAATATTCTATTAGAAAGAGAATCTAATCCTAATCTTGAACCTACAATTAATGATTGTAGAGAATTTGATAAGTTTTTATCAGGAACCACATTCTGTAGAGCACCTGTAGAAGATCCAGAAGTTGGAATGGATGATGGAGTATTTAGATTAACTTATGGACCTCCAGTATCCTTAGATGGTCAATATATTTTAACAAACGATGGTTTATATTACGATTCAAGAAACGGAGGTATTGATGTAGCTTTTGCTGCTATTTCTGGTATAGTTCCATTAGGAGATCAATGGAAGTATAATTATGATCCAAACTTAGGTGGAAAAGGTCAGACAGTATCTTTAGATTCATTAAACAAATATAAAGATAATCTTTTTGATCCAGACATTATAGATGACAGTAATGGATTACAACTCTATTATGATGCCGATGATTTCTTAATAACTTTAAGGCAACAAAGGGACAAGCACATTTATGATCTATCTTCAGACCTTCAAAGATTTATAAATAATGGAGAAGGACAATCTGTAATAACAAATCAAAGACAATTAATAATATCTGAAATAGCAAATCATAATAGTAAAATAAATAGAAGAAAGAAACAAATTGAAGTAGCAGTTAAAGCTCCTCAAATTTATGGCGGGCAGACTAGTCCTATGTTTGCACCAGGAAAAATTCCTATTAATGATTTTTCCTATTTAGCAAATAGTAATCTTTCTGTTGATTTAGAAAAGCAAAAGGCTTTAGTTTTTAAACAAGGTGATGTTAATGGAATAATTCTTCCAATAGTTCCTAAGTTTGTTGATTCTTCAACAAAAGCTCCATCGCTAAGAGTTGATCACTTAAAAGTTCCAATAGTAGGAAAAGGAGCTATTCTATATACTCCATCATCAACTAACGCAGGAACACTTCTATCTCTTACTGATCAGTTAGTCACAAATGGATTATTTGCAAGTTACAATTTCTTGCAAGCTGATATAGTTCTTCCATCATCTATAGATTTTAACATACTAAACGATGCTACAGAAGGTCCAGTAAATAACTGTCAACTTGTTGCACCTTCTAAGAGATCTGTATTCTTCTCTGGACTAGGTATACCATATCTTGAGGGTATTGTAAAGAACAAGAGTTCCGATCCTGCTGGAGCATCAGGTCTAGGTAGCTTTGTTAGATTACCTGACACTACAGAATTTAGAGATCTTATGTATTCAAGAAGTGGATTTACGATTGAATGCTGGGTTCATGTTCCAAACATAACAAATGCAGGTGTTGGGTGGTTAAGTTCTACTACATCGTCTTTAACTAAAGTATTGCTTGGATGTGAAAACGTAGGAATAGCTTCTGGTTATTTAAACGTAGATTATACAGGACAAACCAGAGATCTAGATTACTTACCTAATGATCGAGGTGAACAATTAGTAAGAGGGGTTCTGTGTGGATTTACTAGAGATAGAAGAATCACAAGGGATAATACAGGATTTAGTAATTCAAATAGTTTGAATGATCCTGCTTCATCTTTAAGTTTCTTTATTGCACCTACTCAATCCAGAGACGCTTCATCCTTGTCTTGGATTAATAATGATGATTGCCAAAACTATCCAACCTTCTATAAGATGAAAGTAGATTTATCTTCAACTATTCTTGGAAGTGTATCGTCTCAATTTGTTTTAATTGACATAACTTGTGAACCTGAAACTGATACTATTAAGATATATGGTGATGGAAATCTGTTGGCTACATCATCAATTTCAAATGTATTCGGAGTTCCTTATAAGTCTTCTCCTAATCTTCCTACATTTAAGAAAGATAATAGTTTTGAATATTCTAATACTACTGTCGATGGGCCTACGATATTAAAAGAAGGTCCTTTACTAAATACTTTCTATACTCCTTGGATTGTTGGTGGGGGTTACACAGACGGTATGTATCAATACGGTAATTTTATGGGTGGAGGAGCTAGGGGAGGAGTCGTAAGCGGTCTTCGAGGACACATAGGAAGCTTAAAATTCTATTCAAGACCTCTAGATAATTCTGAAGTTTCTACTAACTTTAATGCCCAGAAAGGGTTCTTCAAGAACATTAGAACATAATGGCTGCTAATTTAACTACAAATGTTTATGGCACAATACAAACAGACTATATTTTAGAGTCTCCAAAAGTACATAAACAAGACATCTATGGATTTGAGTTCCCTGCTGGAGCTAATCCAAATTCTTATTTCCGTAAAAAAACGGGTATAGAGTTAATTAAGGGAGCAGTAAAGCAACTTCTTTTAACCGAAAGAGGAGAAAGAGTTATGCTTCCTAATTATGGGTGTAATTTAAAAAAATACTTATTTCAACCACTTGACGAAACAACTTTTGAAGAGATAAAAAACGATATAGTTTTATCTTTTAATAAATATATAGTCGGAGCTAAACTAGCTAAAGTAGCTGTTTTCCCAACAGGAGATTTTGGACCTATGGGAGGAAACTCCTTACAGGTAGTTTTAAGTTTAAAGTTAGACTCAGATTCCTTAAAAATTTTTGATGTAGAGGTTAATATACAATGAATTTCTCTGGAGGTATATCTTCTGATTTCATGAAGTTGGCTGAAATCCCAATTCAGAAAAGACCAACTTTAATTAATTTTTCTAATAACGATTTTTTATCCCTAAGAAATTCGCTAATTCAATATGCTAGAACTGTATATCCAAACGATTATCAATACTTTACTGAATCCGACTTTGGAATGATGCTTATAGAGCTTGTTGCTTACATGGGTTCTGTTATGTCCATGAAAGCAGATATGTTGGCTAATGAAAACTTTCTAGCAACTGCCAGACAACGATCAAGCGTTAAAAAACTTTTAGAACTTATTGGAGTTAGAATGAAAGGACCTCTTTCAGCCGCTGCTCAAGCTCAATTAAGTATTGTTCAATCACTAACTGGTTATACAGCAGGAGAAACTGTTACAATTCAACCCTCTCAAAGAGTTATAACAATAACATCTCCAGAGGATGGAGTTACAATATCTTATACACTATATAAGATTGTTAATGGTTTAGTAGATACTATAAATTCTAACGGAAATATTCTTCTATATCCAGAAGCTGAAGGTTTAGGAGGTAGAAAAGCCATATTTCAAAATTTAGTTTTACAGGAAGGTGCTTTAGTTTCTGAATCAGGAGATTTTACTGCAACTGAATCAGTTAAAAGCATAAAATTATCTAATGGTCCTGTAGTTGATGGAAGTGTCCAAGTATTCGTAACCGATCCAGATAAAACTACAGCTAATGGTGCGTATACAGAAGTTCAAAATATTTATTTCGCTTCTGGTGGAAGTGATAGAATATTCCAAGTTGAATATGATGATAATTATAATGCTACAGTAATATTTGGAGATGGTGCGGTAGGAGTAAGTCCAAGCAATAGCTCTACCTTTTTAGTTCAATATAGAGTTGGTGGTGGAACAAGAGGAAATCTAGAAAAAAATGTAATATCGACTTCAATGAGTCCAATAGGAAGGACTGGAGCCACTTTAAATGCAACTCTTATTAATTCTTCAAAAGCTACAGGAGGTACTAATGCAGAAACTATACAGCACGCTAAGAAATATGCTCCTTTAACTTTTAGAAGACAAGATAGAGTAGTTACTTTAGAAGATTATTCTGTTTTTGCAAATTCATTTATAAGTAACTACGGAACAGTAGGTAAGGCTACAGCAGCCGTAAGAAAAGCATACTCTTCTGCAAACATAATAGATATTTATGTTCTAGAAAAAGCTTCTGATATACAACTACAGAAAGCGACTACTAACTTTAAAACACAGTTATTAAATGCTATAAACTTGAAGAAGATGGCTACTGACGATGTGGTTATAGCTGATGGACTAATCAGAACTTTAGATTTAGTTGTAACAATTAAAATTGATAAAGATTTAAAAAATAAAGAAAATGAAATAACCAGTAAAGTTAGAGATACTATTTTAGATTACATGAATGCCGATAATAGAAATTTCGGAGAAGCCTTATCAATAGCTGAGTTAAACAGACAGATATTTGAGATAGATGAGGTTAGATTTTCTACAATAGACAATTTAGATCAAGACGTTCCATTGGATTTCAATGAAATTATTCAGTTGAATAATTTAACTATTAATATAGAGTTGTTAAGCTAATGAACAACGTAGATAAGTTCAAACCACAAAGAAGAAGATATACCAAAACTAACTTCGTTGAGGTATTAGAAAAGCTAATACCTGATGTGTATCTTTCAGAGGATTATAATCTTAGCGGAACTGAATTAAATCCAGTATCTGAATTAATAAATAGTAATATAAGATTAGCCAATAATATATCCACAGTATTTTCTATATCTTCTATTCCTGGAACTCAAACTAAAAATCTAGGTAATATTAGTGGAATTTGTCAATATTTTATAAAGCAAAATGATTTAACTCAAATTTCTCCGTATGAATTTGAAACTCAAATACTACTTCCACTAGGAACTAGTTTAGCTAATTTTGACACCAGTGCAGAATTCAACACATATCTTTCATCTAATCTTTTACCTAAAATAAGATTAGCAACAGCCACACAGTCTCACGCTTTAGAGCAAAATATTTCTACATTATCTGCATTAACTTCTAATTCAAATGCAAGTAGTGTACACAATCATTTAGTTGATTCCCTAGGGTGGTTCTATTTCTTAAACACTTCTGCTAATGGAAGTTTAACATACAGTCCTTCTAGTTATGTTTTAGAGTCTCTTAATAGCTTATATTTAGGAAAAACTCTAACAACCGTTGATGGTATAAAAGGAGTAACTGAATATTTATGGAGAAATAATTCAGTATGTTCTTTTGATAATTACTTACCATCAAAATATGTTTCAGGCACTTTAGACGCAATTCTAGATCCTAGCGTAGGAATAGTCGCAACATACACTAGTGGAATTCAAAGATTAGAAAATCTTAAAACTTTAGTAGATATTGTTTATTCTCCTTTATATATTGATAAGACGGATTACAGAGTTAAAGATGCTTTTGATGATTTCATAAATACAGGGTATTATCTTACTGACTATGTATCTAAAGGACCTTTAAGAAAATTCTCAAATTTGCTAGGTTACAATATAGCAGATATTTCTAATGAAGTTGAGAACATAGGTCTAATTTATGATTTACAGAATGTTAGAGATGAGCATTTAGAATTAATAGCTGATTTAATTGGATTTAAACTAAGAGGAAGTTCTCCTACTAAATGGAGACATCAGTTAAGCATAGCAGTTGATCTTTATAAAAAGACAGGAACTCTAGAGGCTATACAAGCAGCAATTAACTCTTTAATTGTTGATTCTATTTTTGATTTAAAAGGAAAAGTTCAAGAACTTTGGGAGTCGTATCTTCCTCAGATTATCTGGTATTCTTTATATACTGAATCACCCTTATTTAAAGATTTAAGTACTTGGACTAAATCAATTGCTTTGCAAGGTGGAGTTTATGAGTATAGCAATAAGAGTATTGAAGATAACTTAAAGATTGTAACCGATTCAATACTTTTAGATATGTATAAGAAGTTTCCACAAAATTTCTTATATAATGGAAAACCATTTGATCCTCCAAGACTTTATTATCTAGATGATCAAGGAAATCAGGCTGAACTTTATACAATTGTTGGCGAACCTAATATGCGTTCATTCCATGTCTTTGAATTTGGTGGACGCGAATATCAAGGTCTGAAGATCCTAGCTGAAAGGAATAATGAGTCTAAGAGTTTTGAAGCAGCTACTGGATATGGACCTTTAGGCTATGGAGTTTATATGGCTGGATTGAATCCTCCACCAGCAAATAAACGACCAACATATTTAAAGACAACAGGTGATTTTAATTTCTTATTTAACTATAGAGAAAAAAATAATTATCCATTACCACCTTTTGAAGAATATAAGTTCTATAAAGATTCCACAATAACTGCTGATATGGTGGATTTCCTAATAGAGAGATTAAAGTGTTTCAAAGTTAGAAAAGAATTTGCTGATCAAGTTAAATCTTTCTTAATTCAAAATGCTGTATCGAACAACACAGATCTTTCTATATTGAATGAGTGGTTAATGTTCTTTGATAGTAGACAGACTCCACCAAACTTCGATGAGGTAATGAGCAACATTACTTCTTACGATAAGAACGTGTTAAGCTTATGGAATGGTAAATCATCTCATTTGTTTGTTAGCTTTGAAGATTCTGATTTTGATTTTGGTAAAACATCAATTGAAAGTGATAGCAAAGATGCGTTATACCAAGCTTCAAGAGTTATAAAAGAATTTTCACCAGCACACGCCATATTAAGAATGAACGTGACTGGAAGATATACAGACGAAACATTTACTATTGCTGATACAGAATATCAATATGTCGAGCTTGATCAAGATGATTTAAGATCTGGTTATAGTCAATCATCCATACTAGCTGGATATGCTATAAGTGGAGTATCCATGTCCTTTGCAGGAGGTGGAGGAGATAGCGCATCTTTAGGTTCAGACAGTGGTCGGGGTGGATTAAATACTTTTAAGAGAGATAAAGTAAATGAAATTCTTGATTCTTTAGTATCGTCTACTGGAGCTATAGTAACTGCTCCAAGAAGAGATTTAAGAAGAAGAAACTTAAAATACCTTTTACCTAGAGAAAGTTACTACGATAGAACAGGATTCAACGGCCCAGTTAGTTATGATACTTCTGTATTAGAAAGATCTTTACCTTCTTCTCTTGGAGAGTTTACACTTGGATACGTTGCTTCAGCAGGTAAGTTTTTCCCAATAGTAGATCCAATAAATCCATCTGGTGTATGGCACTATTGTGAAAATTTAAGTTCTCAAAGACAGTTCTCTGGTGTATTTACTAGTGCAACATTCCCTTATCGTGGTTTGTATACTTTAGGTTCAAATGCTAAGATGCCTGAAGAAGGATCTAGAACTTCTAAGTATATTGATAGAGGTCAAGTTCCTGAAATTTATATAACCATGCATGAGCTTTTTACAGAGAAAGCAAAATCTTATGCATCTAAATTAATAGAAAATAATTTAAGTGTATACTCCGTAGATGCTTATTGGAAAAACAATGTAGAAAGTTTAGCTAATAGTTTAATTGCAAGTGGTTTTATTTTAAACTCATTATCAGACTATGAAAACTTTAGTTTTGGAACTGGATTGCATAAACTATTTAAAGACTACTGTGCTTATTTCTCTAAGCACGCTTTAACTCAAGATGAGAAAGATAAGACTGGTGGAAATATCTTTGCTCATGTTTTTGGAAATGGAATATATAATTGTGATTTCTCTTTGGCAGGGTCTGCTGGATCCTCTTACATTTCTAAAACTTTAGATCCTATAAGCTCTATTAATGTAGCAACTGTTTGGAATACTTCTAATACAGGTACTTATATCGCAAGTAGTTTAGGTAACTGTGTAATTCCTTTAATAGGAATATTTAGTGCTGGTGCTGAGTACAACGCAGAGTTTAGGAATCCACATATTCTTAGTGGTATTGAATTTTGTGATATTTCAGGAGCAACAGCTAGAAACTCGTTTAGTGTTTTTAGATTAGATCCATCCACAGCTATTCCAGGAAAAGAAAACTATTTAGTAAATAATACTGTTATCAGATGTAAATCTTTAGGAGGACTTCCTAGACTTAGATTTGATTTATCTTCATATGGAGAAAGAAGAAATTATTTAATAAAAGATCATGAATTTAAACTTAAAGTAAATGCCGTTGTTGGTGACGAAACTTCACCAATTTTAGGAGGAGGAAAGCTAGGAGTTTGGATTCACACAAGACCTGTAAGTGGTGTATTCTGGTCTTGGACTCCTAGAAACGCATGGGAAAGATTTGACGAGAATAACCTGTCTATAGATTCAGTTCTTACACAGCTATCTCATATCTATAACTTCTCAATTAATGATATAGACGATCCAGATACAGGGTATAAGTGCCTAGATACTTATATTCAACTTGCGGATTCTTCTAATAATCCACGATCAATTAACAATATAAGTAGATCGTATTTAGAAACTTTTGAAATACCTTTTGATACTCGTAACTACACTACAAATAATAACTTTGAATATTTAAAACTTATTCCTTTAGCAGATAGTGATTATCAAAAAGTAAATCAAGTTCATACGGATCTTACTAATTATATTGTAGAAGTTTTCTTCGTACCTAATCAGGATTCTAAAAAGTATCTTTTAATTGATTCAATAGAATTACAAGATCTTACATTAAAAGAGAACGCTGGAATAGGCACTGGTTATGGAGTAGAGACTAGCGGTATACCTCTTAAGAAATTTGTTAAAGAAGATAAAATTTATTTAACAAAAGATCAACTACTAGACGTTTTAAAATTCTTCAATGGATTGATTGGTCAAAGTTCTGGAGAGTATTCTACCAACTTAGCATCAAGAAATGCAATTATAACATCTGGTACACTTGAACTTAGTGGTGGAAGTAGACTAAATTATAGAATCAGTCCTGATTGGGTTTCTAATACAAAACAAGCTAACTATAATAACTATATTAGCGTGGAGTTTGATAACTAATGAGAGGCGAAGTAGAAATTTGGTCTGGAGATGAGTTAGTTCTTAGAGAACCCAACATGATTGTTGATGGTGCTGGTGAGCTGTTAGCAGATATAATGACATTATCACCTTCTTTATCTGGTATTGCTAATACTTCCACTTCAGCTATATTAGATGCATCTAATTATACAATTCAAGCAATATCATTTGGAACAGGTAAGGATGCATATAATGAAAATGCTCATGCTAATAATGTATCTAAAGAAAGTTTAGCAGGTTATCTTGCAACAATTGTTGCTACTAGCGGAGTAATGCCTGTAGTATCTTTTATATCTTCAATAAACTCTCCAAACACTCCTTATCCCTACCCATTAAATTATGTTCCTGTTGCAGGATTACCTGTAGCTCCAGATCCCACATTAAAAGTTTTAGAACCTAATATAGAAATGTCTGCTACAGTTGGAGGGATTTCTGTTAGTTCCGTATTCCCTCCTAATGGTCAATTAACTAACTTTTTACCATCTTCAATTTATAAACAGATGGTTATTGGTACTCCATTTAGCAATAATACTTCAGCAGTCTTAGTAGCAAGTTTAATGGGATGTTTTCCAGATGGAAGTGGAACAATGTCTAACCCTAGATTAGGACAAAGATACTTCTTACGAAGAACAAGTAATACTTCTGTTATTCCTGAAGATACACAATATGCAGGATTATCAACATCTGCTGGATTATTTAATGCAGCTAGTTCAATGGATGTTTCTGGTTTTGTTAATATGATTATGTCTAGTGTTCCAAGACCAGGATATCTTATGAGCAGTGTAGCTAGTGGATTGTGCCTGTCTGCAAATGGTAGCTTTTCCTCAAATGGTATAGTGGAGTATTCTGTAGCTTTAGGGGCTGGGGATTTAGCTTATGCAAACTTTTATGGAGGAATTTATCACCTTGGTCTATGGACAATTGATATGCAAAAATCAATAGAGGCTGGTAACAATCCTCCTTTTAGATTTAGTGTGTTAAATAATCCAAGAAAATATAAACTTTTCTGTAGGAAAGGTTTAAGTAAAAATTTAGGATTTATAGAACCTTTTGGTGGTAATACTGGAGAAGATAAATATAAAGATCTAACAATTAAGTGGAGACTTAGATTCCTATGATAAGTATGTCAGATAACGTAGGATTACGAGGACATCTAAGGATTATAAAAAAATCTAAAGACGGTGTAGAAACAGTATTACTAGACGATAAGAACATGATCGTTTCTGGAATGGGTTTTGGGTTATCTCACGCCTTTACTGGAGATGGATCTGATGATGTGAATGATTACATTATTGATAGATTTCAAGTTGGGGTATCTGGACCTTCTACTACTATATTAAGTTCTTTGTCTGAACTTTACGGACCTTTAACCTCAGTAGAAGAGTACGGGGCTGGTAGTAATAATTTAATTGAGTATGCCGAACAGTTAATAGGCGATTCTACAAAAATGCTACCATCCGTTTTAATTCCAATGCATAGAATTAAAAAATCAGATACAAGTGGTTCGGTTGAATATATTTTAGTTTTGGATGAAGAATCGTGTAATAATATAAAAAGAGATGGAAAAGAAGTTTTTATTAACGAAATAGGTATGCTAATGAGAAACCCCACAGGTAATACTGATTCAAATAGACCTATATTAGTATGCTATAAAACTTTTAATCAAATTAAGAAAACTAATGATTTTAGTTTGATTTTTAGATGGACTATCTTTAACAACTTGAATTTTAGTTAAATATAAATTTATAACTATATAATAAAGAGATGAAAGAAAACGATAAAAATTCAGTATTAGGAATAACAGGGCATCTTTCAATTACTAAAAGAATGAAGGATGGTACTGAAGAAGTTCTATTAGATGATGCAAATATAATTGTATCTGGAATGGGAGTAGGACTTTCCTATCTTTTTACTGCATCTGGATCTAAAAGTATTCTAGATTATCAAATAGATAGATTCCAAGTAGGTGTATCAGGACCCCCTACAGGTGGAGTTACTAGCTCGATATTCCAACTTTCAGGAGCATTATCTGGAACTGAGTATGGAGCAAATAGTAATCTTTATTTAGATACTAGAGATCAAATAACTGCTGGTACTATAACAACAAATAGATTATTTGCACTAATTCCAAAACATAAAATAACTAGGATAGGTAATTCTTCTGTAAGATACACTTTAGTGTTGGATGAAGATGCTTGTAATAATCTTAGTAGAAGTGGACAATCTCTTAATCTTAATGAGATAGGAATGTTCATGAAAAATCCTACAGGTAATGCAACACCAAGACCCATATTAGTTTGCTACAGAACTTTTAGCAATATACGAAAGACTAGTGATTTTAGTCTAATCTTCAGATGGACATTGAACTTCTAAAATGCCTTTTAACAGAAACGATATTTATACCAGTAGCGGTAGCGTAAAACTTTACAACTCTTGGACTCCTTATGTATCCAAGTTTGACACTAGCTCTTTCTATAATTGGGAACAAGATAACCTTCCATTATATGATGTTGAAGAAAGAACATACGAACTCTGGGAACAGGCGGGTTTCGCTACCTCGGCAGGTGTCCCTGGATTGGCTTTAACGGTTTCTGCCGATGCTCCCGCCTCCGTTCTAGCCGCTAATAGAAATGTATTTACAACACTAAGTTCTTGCATAGCAGCCATACCTAAAGTTGTTAGATTCCCCGTTTTAATTGAAGTTGGTAACTTCGCAGACTTAGGTAAATTAGAATTACACAACTTTAGAATAGAAGAAAATGGTTCTATTGAAATTATTAATAGAGCTTATGCTAGGGCTGTTTGTGCATCATCTACAGGAAATTTAGCACTTACAGGAACACTCAATCAATATCATAGACTTCCACTATTTTTTCGTTCAACAGACGCTTCCGCAGGAATTAAAGATGCGTCTTGCATAAATATTGCTACTCCAGTTCTAAGTTCAATTACAGATGTTAGATTACAAAGAGATGGGGCTGTAATATTTTCAACTAGACATGATCTAAGAACTGGTCCTGTTTTTTGTTCCTTAGATAGTTCAGCAGTTTATGATTTATTAAACGCTAGTTTTGCTAATTCAAATTATCCAGAAAACATAGGAATTACTGGAGATTCTACTATAGGAACCCTAGATTTTAGTGCAGTTAGACAAACAACCCAGTCAGTATTTACTACTACTCAAAGAAGAAACTTTGCTGCTGGAGATTTTTCTACAGGAAATATTTATCTAAATTATCTAAGAAAAATATCAATTAAGAATTGTGATGGTCCAATTTACATAAGAAACTTCTTTGTTAATGGTGGAGGTTCCACGGTTAATGGTATTGAAGTAATTAACTCAGATGTTGTATTAGAAAACTGTGGAGCAGCTAGATGTCAAGAAGCTGGATTTAAGTTTAATAACTCTAAGGTTATTCTTTCTAGATCAGCTTATGCTTATAGAAACTATAAGCTAACCACAACAACTACTAGACAAGCAGATACTGGTTATGGATTCCATATAATAAATAGTGATGTAACACTAAGCTCTAATCCAGTAGCTGCGACTTCAACAGGGGTAGGTGACGCTGGTGGCTCTAATGCTGATGCAGTATTCAAGTCTTCTAAGAATTATGCAGGATTTGTTATTGAGAACTCTAAACTAAGAGGAGGATTAACTAGAAGCTCGAATGTTCAATCCTCTTCTTGTAGTGTACTAGGATCTGATAGTAATACAGGATTTGGTATGATTCTTCAAAATTCAATACTAGATCTTGATGGCTTGATAGATGTGTTCCACAATAACACAGGAATACTTTCTGAAGGAAGTAATATTAAATTTGAAGAGCTTTGTGTAGAACTTCATAATAATGAAGGCTTAGTGGCTAAAAATTCAATAATTACTTGGGATCCATCTTATGCTGCACCTACTAACGCTGGTCAAAATAACAGAACCCAAATAGATTTCTTAAGAAATGGTCAGCATATTAATTTACAAAATAATAGTTACTTTGGATTTGCTAGAAAGAATAGTATTCCTATATCTTACGGAAACTCTAAATTTAATATAGCTCACGGAGTAATTCGTTGGAGTGGTGCTAATAAGTGTAACTTACCAGCAATCTCTGTAGATCAAGGATCCATGTTAGATTTACTACATCCAAATATTGGAGTAGATTCAACCTCTGATGCTTTAGGGAATCTACCTTCTTATGGTAGAGCACTAAAAGTTACTAACTCATCTAAAGCTAGTTTATTTGGAAGTAAAACTGGATGCAACTTTGTATACGGTCCATCTGGAGTAACAAACCAATCTAAGATGGCTGGATTATATGCTGATAATAATTCTCAAATAAACATTCATGGTCCAACAGCAATCGCTCAGTTTGGTGTAGATATTCTAGTTGAAAATAATTCTATTCTAAATATAGAACCACCTAGAGTTAGAGATTCTTTCGGTTTAGAAGTAAGTGGTTTTGATTTAGGAGACGGACAAAATCATACAGCAGTAGAATTACATTCTACTAGAGCTTGCTTAGTTGCAAATAAAAATTCTATAATAAACTTAAATGATTTAGGTGCTTATCCTGCTAACTGGAGAAGAGCAACATTTGGTCCAACCTATCTAGGATTTGGAACGGATTATCCTATTGACACTTATGATGTTAGTGCTTATACTTCATCAGGTAGTTTGCAATTCTATCCAAATCCTCAAGATACAACCGCAATAGGTCAATTCTATCTAGATAATCTTGAGAATCCAAATGGTTTAGCTTTTGTAGCTCCAACAACAATAACTCCAACTTATCCAACATTTACATCTCAAACAGGATTATTACAATACTTTGTAGTGGATAATCCATTAAATGGAACTACAAACTTTACAACTAGAGGTAAGATTACTCAAGGAGGAGTTTGCGTAAGAGCTACAGAAGATAGTGTTGTAAACGTAAAAAATGTTCACTTTCCTGTAGGAACTAATTCATCACCCTTGGATGGATTATATTACACAACTAGCGGTAGTGAATGTGATAGATTCATGATTTGGAATATAGCAGATACCTCAAGACTAAATGCTTCATTCCTTTCTGTAAGTGGTATGCATCCCGCTGATTCTCAGTATCACGGACCTAGTGCGTTATGGGTTTCGTCAGCTAATGGAATAAGCACAACAAATGTTGTTCCAGCTTCTGGTGCTCCTGCTGGAACACCTGATACAGGATCTTTAAGTATTCTAGATATCTTTGGCGCTGGTAGCTCTGTTTGGATTATACCTTCTGGTGTAACAGTTAATAATCCATTTAATTCGTTCTACCCAATATCTGGAACGCTAAATGCAGCAACAATAAGACTTCTAGGAACTGCTGGAATAAATTATAATGATTCTACACGATATCTTATAGGCGCAGGTGTAGGTGTTTATGCTAATCAAGGACCCTTTAGAATTTACTGGTCGCCTAAACCAAGTGCAAGAGTTTTACAAACTGATAGAGGAGGATTCTTTAAAGGAGCATACCCTTATGCTACAGGAGGATCATTCTCTGGAGTAGTTGGCCCTGCATACCAAATATTTGCACAAGGTTATAACTGTTCCGCTCCTTTATCTGCTGTTGTTCCCGCCGGAGCGGCTAATGCTAGTGGAACATATCCAGATTTACTAAAGTTTAGTAACGACTCTAATAGTAATGGAATCCCCGATTCATTATGGACTTCTGGATTCTATTACTGTTCTGAAATGCTTGAAGAAAATCCAACTCAATGTATTTTAGATGAGTCTGCTGCTAAAACATTTGCTAACTCACAAAATGCAAGTGTAGGATTAGCGGGAAGACCTAAAAAGGTTACAATTTATTCTGCTAGATCCAATACTTCAATACAATCTGAATCATATATTGGAAATGTTTCTGGAAGCATAGGATTTAGATCTGCTTCAATCTTTGATCTTTCGAGAGAGAACTAATGGCTGAAAAAATATACTTAGATAGTACTTACAGATTTACAGATCCAATTCGCTTTTTTAAAGCGAACGATCCTTATTATTTTGAAGTTGATAATATACCATTAAAACAACTTCAAGAGAATTGCCTATGGTTAAAAGATCAAATAAGAAAGGAAATTACCACAAAACTTTCTTCTGTTAAAAGAGCAGATATTGATGAACTAAGACCCTACGCTAGTGGAGAAGATAGAGTAGTAAGAGTAAAACCAGGAAGATATACTGCTAGAATAAATGATGCATCTACACGAAGACCTTTAGCATATCTTAGAAAAGTTATGGGTACTGCTATAGGTGATGTTGATGCTTGGGATTCTGCGCTACCTAATGGTGGAGACTTTCCTAATGGAAAAAATGCTGCCTTACAAGCTGCTTTAGAAACTTTTAAGTCTATAGTATCTCAAAATGCTATGGGTATGAATGGTCTAACTGAAAGAGCTTTTACTTGGCCTGTAGTTAATTCTGATACTCCTGTAAATTTATCAGGTGTTAATATTCAACCAGGTGCTACAGTTCTTAGTTATGGAGATTACGATATTAACTATCCAGGAGGTGGAGCTTCCATAGTTCCATTCATAATAACACAATCTTTATTATGGGCAAAAGCAAATCAGTTAGCAGCAGCTTCAATAGTGTTACCTACTTTTGAAACTACAAATCAAGATAATGGTTTTGCAAAACTTCCTAAGACAGAAAACTATTTTATAAAAGCTTGGAGAGGAATTGCAAGAACAGCTATCGTAGATGTTGATGAAGAATTAACAATAGAAGTTCCCAATTTTGACGTAGATGATTTCTCTTACACAGATGAGAATGGTGTGGCTACTTCAGTTACTGGAGTTCAACAAAGAATTGATTTAGTTTTCATATACAGCAAACCTATAGATCTTAGTTCAGTTAATTTACTACAATCTGGTGGCACAACAACAATAACTAAACCAACTCTAGGTATTGTAAGAGGTGCTGGTATTAGGGTTAATTATCAATCAACAACAAATT